CGACTCGCTGCTGATACTGGCATCGAGATGACATACAACCAGATTTTTAACTTCCTAATCCACTTCTACGTGGAGCGTGCCAACGAACCCAAGAGCAAATGGAGATCGCTGTCATGAAGAAAGACACCAAGGCATGGGCCATCAAGCTAAGAGGCCGCAGCTTCTACTTGTCCAGCACTGGCGCACCTTGGACATTCACTACCAAGAAAAAGGCCGAGACCTTCGCCCAGAACGCGGCGCGGCATTACGGAGTAACAGCTCAACCAATCCGCGTCAGAGTACGCATAGAGGAGATCGAATGACAGACCACAAACTTACCCACGACCGCTTTGCTGTGGTCGACGTCAACAACCACTGGCTTGATGCCAAAGAACACCCACCACCAGTGAGCGCAAAGATGCTGATGATCGACAAACGCCTTGGTGTTGCAGTCCTTGGCAACTGGCGCGACTCTGACGGCTGGACACACTGGGCACCACTGCCGACATTCGACAGGAGCAAAGAATGATGAACGAGGAGCTTGCATTGGAGCTTGAACAAGCAAAGGCTGAGAACCGCTATCTACGGCATCAGCTCAACAACGCGTTCTATGAAGCCCTGCGCTTGCGGCAGGCTATGGAGCAGATTTACGCGACAGCGCATATGACATTGCATGTCGTCAACACAGGAGAAGACAAATGAACTGGTTCAAGAAGAAAGCCATCGACTGGGCGATGCGGCAGCAAGAGAGAAAGAAAGTTGAGCTGACCTACAGAGGTGAGCCGCTGAAGGCGACGACAAGAGATGAGTCATATCGCTCTGACCCACTGAGCAACTGTGAGCAGTTGCGGTTCACCATCATCAACGTGGACAACGGCACACTGGTGCGTATGGAGACATACCGCCCACAAGACGACTACGCGCCACACCCGAGTTCTCGACGCACCCCACCAACATTCATCGTCAAAGATAACGAGACCGTGCAAGACGCGGTCGTTCGCCTACTGGGCATTGCAGCATTGGAGCGATCATGAAACAACTCGAACTGTTCCCTGACCTGACAACTTGGACACCGCAGGAAGAAGAGGCTATGCAGCAGATGCTGAGCAGAGGCCTGAATGGCACGAGTGCCCTTGACATACAAGTGGCGGGCAACCACTACAAAGACTTGGCCATTCAACCCGTTGAGTACATCCACGCCAATGGCATCGGGTACTTCGAGGGCAACGTAATCAAGTACGTATCACGCTGGAGAGCGAAGAATGGCATCAAAGATTTGGAAAAAGCTAAGCACTACATTGAGCTGCTTATCGAGCTGGAGGGGAAGAGCCATGAGTAACCCACTACAGAACGCTGCGCAAGGGATGTTGGGCGCGTCTATTGGCAACGCTGTCATGACCAACATGGGGCAGGGGCATCTCGCCAATGGCACTTCTGTATCAACGCTGCAGAACGCGTACAACAACGCGTACAACAACGCGTACAACCAAGCAATGGGTCATGGCTCGTTTTCCATGGCTACACGTGTGAGTATTGAGATTGACCGTGTGACCAACGGCTACGTGCTGGCTGTGGGCAGTGAACGCATGATCGCCAAAGACTTGGAAGAGCTGCAGGCGCAAATCATTGCACAGGTTGTGAGCAAACTCGTACTCGAAGAGGGCAAGTGATGGACATCCTCACCGTTGACCTAGAGACCTACTACGACCAGCAGTTCAGTCTCAGCAAGATGCAGACTGATGCGTATATCAATGACGATCGCTTTGAGATCATCGGCGTGTCGGTCATCAAGAACGACGAAGATGCTGTGTGGTTCTCTGGCTCCGAGCTGGAGACCATTGGCTGGATGCACGGTACGTTCGACTGGGCCAACAGCGCTGTGCGCTGCCACAACACCATGTTCGATGGGTTCATCCTGACGCAACGCTGCGGCATCAAGCCTAAGCTGTGGATGGACACCCTCGGGCAAGGGCGCATGCTGCTGCCTTACCTGACCTCACACTCACTGGCCAACCTCGCCAAGCAATACAACCTGCCGGACAAGGGCACGGCTGTGGTCAAGGCGCTGGGCAAGCGCCGCGCCGACTTTAATCCCATGGAATTAGAAGAGTACGCTGAGTACTGCAAGCACGACACGTGGCTGTGCAAAGAGCTGGGCAAGAAGTTCGACCCGTTCACACCGCCACTGGCTGCAAGGCTGATCGATATGACTGTGCGGATGTTCACAGAGCCACTGCTGGTGGGCGATCAGGCCAAGATGAAACAACTCTACGACGATGAGGTGACTCGCAAAGAGACGCTGCTGCAGACAGCTGCGACCAACCGCGAGACCATCATGTCCAACGACAAATTTGCTGCTCGTTTGCTGGAGCTGGGCGTGACCCCGCCGATGAAAACAAGCAAAGCCAACCCCGACAAACAGACCTATGCCTTTGCAAAATCAGACAAAGAGTTCACCGACCTGCTGGAGTCCGACGATGCGGACGTACAGGCGTTGGTTGCGGCTCGCCTTGGTGTCAAAACGACTATCGCTGAAACACGTGCGCTGAAGTTCTTGGAGACTGCCAAGCGCGGCCCACTGCCTGTGTACCTCAACTTCTGGGGCGCTAAGACCACTGGACGCTACTCTGGGGGCAACTCCATCAACTGGCAGAACATCCCTGCTCGTGGCCCGTCTGCGGGCCTGCGTGACGCATTGCTTGCTCCCGATGGATACACCGTGCTGGTGGGCGACTCTTCCAACATCGAGCTGCGCACAGTGATGGCGCTGGCTGGGCAGGATGACGTGACCGAGAAGCTGCGCAACGGCGTTGACCTGTACTGCGACTTCGCCAGTAAGCTGTTCGGGCGTGTGATCACCAAGGCCGACAAGGCTGAGCGCTTCTTGGGCAAGACCGCCATGCTGGGCTTGCAGTACGGTGCGGGTGCTGCGCGGTTCCAAGAGATGGTGCGGCTGGCCAAGCGCACTGACCCCGGCGTGGAGCTGATCACCCTTGACCGTGCGTACGCCATCGTGGACTTGTACAGGTCTGTGCACTACAAAGTGGTGGAGTTGTGGAAGCGTTGCAACGACGTGGTTCTGCCTGACATCGCCAACGGCTGCAGCATGATCAACGTGGACGTAAACGGCTGGTTTGTGACACAGTGGGACGGCTTTGGTCGCCCCGGCGAGCCCGGTGTGATGTACAACGACCTGAAATGGGACGGCAAGGACTGGACTTATGTCATGGGTCGCCAGCGTGTGCACCTGCACGGCGCGAAAGTTGTAGAAAATTTATCGCAACATGCTGCAATGCAGATCGTTATGTGGCAAACTGCACGTATCAATCAACGCTACCCAGTGAAGCTGTCCGTCCATGACGAGGCTGTCTGTGTGGTGAAGACTGAAGAACTTGATGAAGCCCGTGCGTACATGGAAGAGTGCCTGTCGTTGACACCCAAGTGGTGCCGCAGCATCCCCGTGTCGTGCGAGACTGGTATTGGACCGTCGTATGGAGACGCGAAGTAATGGCACTGACTTACTCAGCTACTGACCGCTTGCCTCACTGGGCACGAACCCATTGGGAACACGACCCGTACAAATACGAGTCGAAGGTCTGGTTTGGCGTTCAGTGCATAGATGGCCCGATACAGGTAGCGGTGACTATGCCGGAGCAATTCGCGCAGCCGTCACCAAACCGACGCAGGATTCTTCAAGACATGATTGAGCAATTAACCGTGCAACTTGCGAAAGCAACTCTGGAAGAAACATGACCACTCTGATGCCACTGTCGTTCAGCCGACTGTCCACCTTCGAGCAATGCCCTGCGCAGTTCGACTACCTGTACGTGTCCAAGCGCGTGCAGAACACGATGAACGAAGCGTCAGAGTATGGCGACAGAGTGCATAAGGTGCTGGAGGCCTACGGCCATGCAATGGTTGCTGGCAAAGAAGCTACCGAAGCAGCTATTGCGCTGGAAGACACACTGGAGAACAAGCAGTCGCTTGAACGCTGGGGGCCATTGGTCGAGAAGATCACCTCACGCAATGGCGAGAAGTTGTTCGAGCATCAGATGGCCGTGAACCGTCAGCTGCAGCCTGTGGATTGGTTTGCCAAAGACGTGTGGATTCGCTCGATCGCTGACGTGCTGGTCATTGACGGCGACACTGCGTACTGCCTCGACTACAAGACGGGCAAGGTCAAGGAGAACCCAACACAGTTGCAGCTGTTTGCGGCCATGGTGTTCTGGCACTACCCACAGGTGACGAAGGTGAAGACCTCGTTCATCTGGCTCAAGTTCGACGAGGTGACAAACGCCACGTATGAGCGCCGCTTCCTCGACTCGCTGTGGCGGGCACTGGAGCCTCGCTTTGACATGGTGCAGGAAGTCATTGACCTCGGCGTGTTCAAAACAAAACCATCGGGCCTTTGCCCATGGTGCCCAGCGAAAGGGTTCTGCCCTGACGCGAGACTGAAAGGTAAGCGATGACTACCAAAAATAGTCAAAGTAAGGTCAGAAAAACCATAGCATGGAGTTTGCGCCACGTGCACAAAATGACATATCGGGAAGTCGGTATGTCGCTCGGCATAAGCACTGAAAGAGCGCGTCAACTAATCAAACAGTGCGAAGCGATTGATTTGCGGTGGCATACGCAAGACGTTTGTCTGGTGTTCAGTGTAAATACACACATCGAGGCTCTAGGGCGCAAATTTGTAGATGAAGCACTTGCGCTGTGCGAATCTCTAAATGGAGTAAGTGAATGAAGAAAGAAGAAGATGTCAAGAAAGTGGTCAAGGCCGTACTCAAGAGCACACCAGATTGTTGGTGGTTTATGCCTCCTGCCAATGGCTTTGGTCGCGCTGGTATCCCTGACTTTGTGGGGATCGTCAATGGTCTTGGCTTTGCTGTGGAGACAAAGTTCGGTAAGGGGACTACTACAGCGAACCAAGAGCGCGAGATCGAGGCTGTATCGCAAGCAGGCGGAGAAGTCTGGATCGTAAGAGAAACCAACGTGGACGAATGGGCGCTCACGTTCAAAGCATGGGCGGCACTGAATGCTCGTAATACCTGACAAGCGCAAGATCATCATCAACAGCAACGAGAACGATGCTGTTGCGCAGGTGATTCCACACGCCAAAAAGTTCACGCACAACGGCGAAGATATGGTCGCCATACCATACGGCGTGGACGAGTCGATGGTGCTCAAGAACCTTGGCTTCAGTGTGCCTGCACCGATCTTGCAATACTACAACTGGCCCGGTCGCTTCGCTGCGATGGAACACCAGAAAGACACTGCTGCGTTTCTCACAACCCACAAGCGTGCCCTGTGCCTGAACGCGCCGGGTACTGGCAAGTCCATAAGCTCGATCTGGGCGGCTGACTTCCTGCTTGACGAAGGTGTGGCCAAGAAGGTGCTCATCGTCGCTCCGCTGTCCACGGTGAAAGTCGTGTGGGGTCGTGAGCTCAAGCATCACCTGCCGCACCGTTCGTTCGTGATCTGCACGGGGACAAAGCAAAAGCGACTTGACCTGTTGGCTACGCCCGGGGTGCAGTACGTCATCATCAACCATGATGGGTTCACCAACATGCACGCGGAGCTTAAAGACTTCGACGTGGTGATCTACGACGAGGCGACAGCACTGAAGTCACCGAGCTCACAGCGGTACAAGATATTCGCCAAGTGGATGACCAAGCACCAGCCGTGGCTGTGGATGCTGACAGGCACGCCCATTTCTCAGACACCCGCTGACGCATGGACACTGGCACGACTTGTAGACTCGCCAAGCTGCCCGAAGAGCTACACCACGTTCAAGGACATGGTGATGCAGAAGGTGACGACGTTCAAGTGGACGCCACGCCATGATGCGCTGGAGACATGCCGCAAGGTGCTGCAGCCGTCGATCAGGTTTTCGCTGGACGAGTGCAAGGACTTGCCTGACACCAACTTCGTAGGTCGCAAGACCGAGCTGACCAAGCAGCAGGAGAAGGCGTTCAAGGACATGAAGGACAAGGCGGTGACGATCTTCGCTGGTGGCGAAGTGACTGCGCCCAACGCAGCCGTGGTGCTGGCCAAGCTGTTGCAAATCTGCTGCGGCTCAGTCATCAGCGAGACTGGTGTGATTGACATGGACGACTCAGAGAGGTACAATACACTCACTGAATTACTCACGGAGATCGGCGACAAAGCAATCATCTTCATGCCGTTCAAAGCGTCTCAACAACGCATGCTGAGCAGGCTCACCGCAGATGGTTTCGATGTTGCGATGGTCAACGGAGATACGAGCAAGAAGGAACGTGATCAGATATTCAACGACTTCCAGCACACGGACAAGCCACAGATTTTGTTGGCTCACCCCAAAGTTGCTGCGCATGGTTTGACACTGACACGCGCCAAGGACATCATTTGGTTTGCGCCTATTTATTCACTTGAGCAGTACGAGCAGGCCAATGCAAGGATTCGTCGGTTGACAACAACTGGCAAAACGACCGTGTGGCACATCTGGGCCACTGGCTTTGAAGCAGAGTTATACCGCCGACTCCGCGCAAAGAAAAACACACTGGCGGAGTTTTTAAATTTGGTGCAAGGCATCAACAGTGACGAGTAAGAAACGAGGTAACTGATGAATTACGACATCGCAGCAGAGCGATACCTGCAAGTGCGCAAAGAGATCGAAGACCTTGAGCGCGAACACAAGACGGTCAAAGCCAAACTCACAGAGAAGCTGGTGGCCCTCGAAAACTGGATTACTGCAAAAGCTACTGAGGATGGTCTTGAGACGATCAAGACTCCGCATGGCACAGGCTACTGGTCCACACACCACACCGCGACAGTTGGTTCTCGTGAAGAGTTCTTCAGCTTTTGCAAAGAGCATGATGCTTGGGACATGGTCGAGTCCCGTGCGTCAAAGACCGGGGTCAAGAGTTACATCGAGGCCAACGGCGCACCCCCACCCGGGGTAAATTTCTCATCGACAAAAGTGTTCAACATGCGCAAAGCGCAATCCAAGGAGTAAACAAATGAGCAACATGATCGCAAACGTCCCAGCGCACATTGCAGCGCGTATCGCAGCCCGCCAACAAGCTGGCACCAAGTCCTCCGTGGCATCTGCCATCGTCTCTGACGGCATCAGCATTCCACGCATCAGCATCCGTGCTGGCCGCTATCGCCTGAACGAAGAAGGCGTTGAGACCACCGTGGGCGTGACGCTGGACACCATCATCGTGGGTGCTAACCCTCGCGTTTCCAAAGTGTTCTATGGCAAAGCCTTCGACGCATCTGCTGAGAATGTCCGCCCTGACTGCTGGTCGAACGATGGCCTGAAGCCCGATGCAAGCATTGACGCCCCTGTGCACAGCGCCTGCGCTGACTGCCCCAACAACGTGCTGGGCTCCAAGATTCTGCCCTCGGGTGCCAAGTCTAAGATGTGCGCTGACCAGCGTCACCTCGCTGTTGTGGCTGCTGCCGACCCCACCAAGGTTTACAGCCTGACCGTGCCTGTAAGCGGCATGAAAGCTCTGCGTGAGTATTTCAAGGAACTGGGCAACTACGGCATCGGGCCTGAAGAAGTCGTGACTGAGTTGGGCTTCGACGACCAAGCCAGCTTCCCTAAGATCACCTTCAAACAAAAGGGATATGTGCCAGAGAAAGCCATCGCCCGTGTGGATAACCTGTTGGCAAGTGACCCTGTCAAAGTGGCGACTCGTCAGATGGCTCCAACAGCTACTGGCCCTGCACTGGCTGCACCAAAAGCGCAGACTGCTATCTCGGCTCCTGCTGCACCTGCCGTGGATGACGCCTATGAGGATGAGGCCGCAGCACCAGCACCTGTTGTTTCTGTGCAACCCAAAACCAAGCCCACGGTTGCCCCAGTAAAAGCGTCGGATGAATTGGCTGCGAAGCTCGACAGCCTGTTTGACGAGTAATAGAATCACAGCTCATTAAGGGCTCCCCGGCTTAGGCCGGGGTTTTTCATCTAGGGGCACATTTTGGACACCAAACACTTTCTTACTCGCGTTTTTGCCCAGACAGACGAACTTGTTATCTGCACCCACAAGCCTGACAGATCAGGCCAAAACCCACGCGGGATATTTTGGAACAGGGGTTCGTTCGCCGACATCGACGACGCGGTTGCATCAATCATTGACTGGGACTCAGAGCCCAACACCACCGTCTATTTTGGCGTTGGTTCGTTTGCCGGACACGGCTACACAGACAGCAACAACAAGCAGAAATGGCATCGCAAGCAAGAGCATGCACAGTGGTTCAAGGCACTGGCTCTTGACCTCGACATCGGTGCAGATAAACCGTATCAGACACAGAAAGAAGGCTGGGCCGCAATGGTCGCAGCACTCAAGACGATCGGCATGCCAATGCCCATGGTCATCTCGTCAGGTAACGGTATTCACTGCTACTGGCCACTTATTGCCAGCGTGCGCAAAGATCACTGGGTCAAGGCATCCACTGCGCTGCGCATTGCATTAGAGGAGAACGGCGTTGAAATCGACACTTCAAAAATCCACGACCCATCTATGGTGCTCCGCCCCGTTGGCACGCACCACAAGAAGCAGCAGCCATGGAAGGATGTCAGGTGCGTTGCGGACTGCCCAGACTACGACGCTGCTGCGCTCTTCACAACGCTCAAGCCTTGGTTTGGCAAAAGTGCCAAACTATCATCCAACGCGCTCACGCCACGCGCAGGCAAGTCAAAGTCCTCGATACTCGACGCCGTGCTCAACAGCAACGACGTCATCCTTGATGCAGTCGCTTCCAGATGCAACCAAGTCAAAGCTCTTGTTGATTCTGGCGGCGTTCTCGATGCCGCTGGCCGCGATGTGCCTGAGCCACTATGGCGTGCTTCACTAGGTCTGGCCAAGCACTGCACCGATGTAAGCGAAGCAGTCATCAAGATTGCTGGCAAACACAAAGACTTCGACCTCAACAGCAGCCTCGACAAGATCAACGGCTGGAACGGCACAGGGCCAACTACATGCGCCAAGTTCGAGCAGCTGTGCGCCAAGGGCTGTGAGGGATGCCCGAGTCGTGGAAAGATCACAAGCCCTGCCCAGTTGTCCGTGGCTACCGAGGTGGCTGTCGAGAATGACGAAGGCGAAGAGATTGTGTTCACCATGCCCAAGGGTTATGTTGTGCAGAACGGGCAGGTCTTCCGTGAAGTCAAGACAGAAGTTACAACGACCGATGCCAACGGCAACGAGGTGGCGCAAGAGGTGATCGAGTTTGACCACATCAGCCCGTACGAGATGCACATCACTGGTGTGTACAACGACGACGAGAGTGGCAAGTCAGCGTTCAAGCTGATGGTGAAATACCCGATGACGGGCTGGAAAGAAAAGCCACACGAGATGACGGTGCTGGCATCACTGGGCAAAGACTTCAGTTCCTTTTTGCTCAACCGTCAGATTTACGTGAAGAACATTGGCCAACAAGAAAAAGTACGGGGGTTCCTGATGGATTACTTGACGATGGTGCAGCAGCAAGCACCGACTGGGCAGGACTATGTGAGCTTTGGCTGGCAGAAGGACGGCTCATTCATGTGCGGCCCTACACTGCTTGGTGCAGAACATGCTGGCATTGACACACGCCTGCGCGGCCCAGCAAAATCTTTCGAGAACTTGATCGGTGCACACGGCTCTCGTGACGAGTGGATACGTGGCATGGACATGCTCAACCGCCCGGGTTCTGAGACGATACGCTCTGCTGTGTTGCTGGCTCTGACTGGCATACTCGGTTCTGTGGCTGGCAACGGCACTGTCGTGGTGTCCATCTACTCAACAGAGACGACCACGGGCAAGACCCTGTCGTTGATCGCTGCCAACAGCCTCATCGGCTCACCCAAGCAGCTGTTCCTGAGCCAGAAAGATACGGTCAACGCCCTGTACAAACAGCGCGGTGTGCTCAACAGCCTGCCATGCTGCATCGACGAGATGACCGCAGCTGACGACAAAGAAATCGCTGACATGACGTATCAGTTGAGCATGGGGCGTGAGAAAGTGTCCATGACCAAAGACCGTGACTTGCGCGATCCTGCGACATGGAACGGCCCAACACTGCTCACGACCAACATCTCGATCTGGCAGAAGTTCGAGGGCGCACAGGCTGGCAATGAACCGCTCAAGGCCCGCTGCTTGGAGCTGCCACAACATGACCGCACGTTCATCGAGACCCGCGAAGACGGCAAGAGCGATGGCTACGAGTTCTTCGACATCATGGCCAAGAACAACGGCTGGGCATTCCCTGAGCTGGTGCAAGTGGTGCTGGACAAGGGTGGCCCAGAGGTTGTGTGGGAATGGGCTGAGGCATCGTTCGCCAAGACGTTCAACTTCATGTTCGAGCCGCAGGAGCGCTTCTACCGTACAGCCATCATCTCTGCATGGGGTATGGGTCGCATTGGCCAAACCTTGGGCTTGTTCCCGTTCGATGTGAAGGGCACCATTGACCACCTGATCGCGCACATCAAGAAGACACGCCAGTTTGCCATCGACCACAAGACCGATGTGTTTGACATCGTGGGCCAGTTCCTTGCAGAGCACAACGACCAGATCGTCGAGTGCAAAGAGAAATACGGTTCAGGCGTTGAGCAAGTCACGATGCCAGCACCAGAACGTGCAGTGGCGCGGGTCAAG